GATAAGTAGTCTATTTTACAGCACCGGTGCCGAACTCAATTTTAGCTGAAATCGTGATTTTTTAAGGGGTGTGGTCAGATGATCGAAGAGAAATCAAAAAGAATAGAGGCAGAAAAGAAGCTGATGCTCAAACTTTTAGGGCTTCCGGTCAGGAGGAAGGTTGACACCACACTTGAGGAAGCAATGCTCCGGCGCACGGTCCGCGATCTGGCATTCATGAGAATCGAGCTGGAGGATCTGCAGGAGAAGCTGGCCGAGGAAGGCTGGCAGGATGAATATCAAAACGGCGAGAATCAGTCAGGCACGAAGGCAAGCCCTTCGGCCAAGGCTTATCTCGATGTGCAGAAATTATATAATGCCACGGTGCGCCATCTGAAAAATCTGGCGGCCGGGACAGACATCGCCACCGATAGTCTGATAGACTTTCTTGGCGCATGACGGATCTTGAGCGCTATGCTCTCGCCGTGCTGGATGGGAAGATTGTTGCCTGCGAGAAGATCAAGAGGGAATATGAGAAGCTCCTGGATGATCTGCATCGTCAGAGCCGGTGGCACTTTGATGAGGACAGAGCGACAAGGCCGATCCGCTTTATAGAGCAATTTTGTAAACAGTCACAGGGCAAGATCGGCTCCAACTTGAAGCTGGAGCTTTTCCAGAAGGCACTCCTTGAAGCTGCCTATGGTTTTGTGGATGACGATGATCTGAGGCGCTATCAGGAAGTGCTCAACATCGTTGCCCGAAAGAATGGAAAGACAACGCTCCTGTCAGCCATCCAGCTCTACATGCTTGTGGCCGATAAGGAAGGAGCTCCGGAGTGCTATCAGATCGCCACGGCAAGAGACCAGGCGATGAAGGGCTTTGTCGAGTGCTGCAACATGACAAAGCAATCAAAAGACATCTCAAGGCATGTCCGGAAGAGACAGACAGATCTCTATTGTGATGTAAACATGGGCTTCATCAAGGCGCTGGCATCAAACACAAACAGCCTTGATGGATTGAATGGCCATTGCATTGTGATCGATGAGCTGGCAGCCATAAAGAATCGAGACATCTATGATCTGATGAAGCAATCGATGTCAGCCAGAAGGCAGCCAATGCTCTGGTGTATCACAACGAATGGCTTTGTCAGAGATTCGATATATGACAGCCAATATGACTATGCGACAGCAGTGCTGGATGGCACGATCAAGGATGACAGATTCCTCCCGATCATCTACGAGCTGGACAAGCGAGAAGAGTGGACGGATCCTGCTGCCTGGATCAAAGCCAATCCGGGGCTGGGCACGATAAAGACAGAGGAATTCCTTGAGGGCTGTGTTGAGAAAGCGAAGTCAGATGACACTTTCCTTCCTACAGTGCTGGTGAAGGATTTCAACCTAAAAGAGAATTCAGATGCAACATGGCTGTCATGGAATGAGCTGGCCAATGATGAGAAGCTTCCGGAGGATCTCGTGCTCCGGTATGGAATCGGCGGCATGGATGCAGCTGACAGCATCGATCTGAACAGTGCAAAGCTGATCGGGATGAGACCAGGAGATCCGAAGATCTATGTCAAACAGATGTATTGGATCCCACAGGCCAAGCTCGATCAGATGAAAGACCGGCACCATCCCGATGATGCTCCTTATGACATCTGGCAGGCGAGAGGCCTGCTTCGAGTGGAGCCAGGCAATAAAGTGAATAAGCGTGTATTTCTCGATTGGTTTCTTGAGATGCGAGATCAGGAGGACATCTATCCGCTATATATCGGATATGATCCATGGCACATCGATGACAGCCTCCTGGCTCAGTTTCAACAGGAATTCGGAAAAAGCGTCATGATACCTGTCAGACAGGGTGTGGCAACGCTCTCCGCTCCGATGAAAGATCTCAAGGCTGATTTTGGAGCCGGCAACATCGTGTATGATGCCAATCCGATAGATCGCTGGTGCTTTGCCAACACTTATGTCAAGACGGACATCAACGGCAACATCCAGCCAAGCAAAGGACACGCAGAGAAGAAGAGAATTGATGGGACAGCCTCTCTCCTGGATGCTTATGTGGTGCTCCAGGATAAAAAAGAGGAATACATGTCCTTGATCTAGTGAGGTGAGAAGATGGGACTTATTTCCAGGATCCGATCTGCCTTCTCCGATCGCCGGGTTGCCGGAGTGGAGTTGATGCAGCAGATCGGCAACAATTATATAAGCTGGAATGGCACGATCTATGATTCAGACATCGTGAGAAGCTGCATCCGGCCAAAGGTGAAAGCCACAGGAAAGCTCGTGGCAAAGCACTTGAGGGATGTTGTGGATGAAGAAGGACATCACGAGCTCAAGGTCAATCCTTCCAATGCGATTCGATTCATCCTCGATGAGCCGAATCCGCTTATGACAGGACAGATGCTCCAGGAGAAGCTGGCAACACAGCTCTGCCTGAATTCGAATGCTTTTGCTCTGATCATCCGAGATGATTATGGATCCCCGATGGAGATCTATCCGATCATCGCAAGGACGGTCGATGCTGTTTATGATTCAGCCGGAAAGCTGAGATTGAAATTCACAATGAACAATAACAAGGTGTATGAATTCCCTTATGAGGACATCATCCACCTGAGACAGGATTTCAACGAGAATGATATTTTTGGCACTCCGATCGCTCCGGTGCTCGTGCCTCTTCTGGATGTGGTAACCACAACAGACCAGGGTGTGATCAATGCGATCAAGAACAGCTCCATCATCAGATGGCTGCTCAAATTTACAAACAGCATGAGGAAGGAAGATCTGAAATCTCAGGCAAAGGATTTCGCTGACAATTTCCTGGCAACATCCGAAGGGATGGGAGTGGCCGCTGTGGATGCGAAAGCTGATGCCCAGCAGATCAATCCGACTGATTATGTGCCGAATGCGGCGCAGATGGATCGCACCACGAAGAGAATCTTTGATCTCTTCAACACGAATGATGCGATCGTGTCCTCAAAATATACTGAGGAGCAATACAATTCATATTTCGATGCTGAGGTCGAGCCGGTACTCATCCAGCTCGGCGGTGAATACACGCGGAAATTGTTTACCAGAAGGGAGCGAGTTTTCGGAAACAAGATTGTTTTTGAAGCTTCTGCCTGGGATTCAGCATCAATTTCCACGAAGCTCAATCTGCAGGCAATGGTGGACCGTGGCGCTTTAACTCCAAATGAATGGAGAGCCACCTTGAATCTGGCTCCGGTTCCTGGCGGAGATGATCCGATCCGGAGACTTGACACCGCAGCTGTAGACAACAGCGAAAAATCTACGGAAGGAGGTAGCACAGATGAAGATTGACATCAAAGGAGCAATCGTGGCCAACGATGATGCCTGGATCTATGATTGGTTTGGTGAGAGCTATGCCTCGCCGGCTAAGGTCAGCGCCGCTCTTGAAGAGGCGAATGGCGAAGATGTGGACATTGAGATCAATTCTGGAGGCGGTGATGTGTTCGCCGGATCCGAGATCTATGCCGCTATCAGATCATATCCTGGCACAGTCAACATCCATGTGGTAGGTCTTGCCGCTTCTGCAGCAAGCGTGATCGCTTGTGCCGGAAAGTCAGACATCGCGCCAACAGCACAGATGATGGTGCACAATGTCTCAACATGGGCAGCAGGCAACTATCACGATATGGACCACGCTTCCAACATGCTCAAGCAGGCCAACAGAGCAATCGCCGCAGCATATACAGAAAAATCTGGAATGTCTGAAAAGGACGCTCTTGATCTGATGGACGCTGAGACCTGGATCACAGCTCAGGATGCTGTCGATTATGGTCTGATCGACAAGATTGCTGGAAGCCAGAACAGCATCCAGGATGAAGATGCTTCTGTCCGCTTGGCAGCATCTGTCGGCGGAATGTTGCCGCCTTCTGTCATCAATAAAATGCAGAAGCGCAAACAGGCACTTTTGGACTATTTTTCAGAATAATCATGGAGGTAGAATCATGAAATTAGAGGAATTCAATGCTAAGGTAGCAGAGCTCAAGGCTGAGGGCGCAAAGCTCGCTCAGGCAGGCAAGCTCGAAGAGGCTGAGGCAAAGAAGAAAGAAATCGAAGCTCTTGAGGCATCCTTCCAGGCAGAGAAGGAAGCTCAGGCAGAAGAGAACGCTATTAACAAGGACACTGTAGTCCAGGCAAATTTACAGAACGAGCAGAAGCTCGGAGAGGAGAACAAAATGGAAAAAGTTTATGACGCAAGCTCTGTCGAGTACAGAAACGCATTTTTGAAGCACATCTCTGGAAGAGATGATCAGATGACCAAGCTGGAAAACACAGCTTTCATCCACACCACTCAGAACACTCCGAATGTGCTTCCTACAACGATGCTCAATGAGATCTGGGATCTCGTATCTAAGGAGCACAGCATTGTTGGCGATGTCCGCACTCTTAAGACCGGCACCATCATCGAGATCGTAAAGCACACAGCTGTTGCTGCTGGTGCAGCTGTTAAGCAGACCAAGGCAAACGAAGGAAAGGCTCCTGCAGATGATGAGCAGAATACTTTCGTGAAGGTTACTCTTTCCGGTAACGACTTCGCAAAGGCTGTCGAGCTCTCTTATGCTGAGGCTGAGATGAGCATCGATGCTCTTGAGCAGTATCTCATCCAGGAAATCGCAAAGAGCCTCGGTGATGCCATCGCTGATGACATGGTTTCCACAGTTAAGACCGGCACTGCTGCAGCAAATAAGACTACTTCTGCAGCTGTTGGCAAGGTGACCTATCCTGAGATCGCTGCAGCTTTCGCAGCACTCAAGAGAGCTCCTAAGCCTGTTGTATATGTGACACGTTTCACTCTCTACAACAGACTTGCAACTCTTGAAGATTCTGCAGGCCGCCTCATCTTCCAGGCTAATGCCAATGAAGGAATCGAGGGCTATCTCTTAGGCGCACCTGTTAAGATCGAGGATTCTGTTTCTGATGACGAGATCCTCATCGGTGATCCTTCCAAGGTAACCAACAACGTCATCACTGACATCCTTGTTGAGACTGACAAGGACATCAAGGCTCACAAATACATCTACTCTGGTTATGAGAGAAGTGAGTGCGCTTTGATCGATGACAAGGCATTCGCACTCCTTACTGTTAAGGCTTCCGCATAAGACAGGAGGGCTGACATATGGCTGAGATCACAACCGAACTGATTGCCTCAGCCAGAGGATGGCTGAGAATAGCCACAACAACGAGAGACGATGAGATCAGGCAGGTCATGGAGGCCTGCCTGATTGATTTATCGATCGGAGGAGTGGCGGTCATAGATGTAGAGGACCAGGCAATCCAGCAGGCCATCAAGCTCTATCTCAAGAGCCAATTCGGATATGATGCGAATGCCGAGAGATTCGGCAAGGCCTATGAGCATTTGAAGGCGGCGCTGGCATTGTGTGGTGACTACAACAAGGAGGAAGCAGAAGATGGAGAGAATGGCTGACATCGGATTGATCAAAACTACATATCAGACCGATGCCATCGGGCAACAGCTCGAAGGAGAGGAAGTGACCAGGACGCTTCTCGCCACACTCCACGGCATTTCCAGACAGGAGTGGTCAATGGCTGCACAGACCGGACTGAATCCTGAGGGAATGGCTTTTCTGAGAGATTCCGCAGACTATGAGGGCGAGGAGCTTCTTGAGCTTGAGGGAGTGAGATATTCAATATATCGCACTTATCCGACAGACGATGGTGGCATCGAGCTCTATTATCGCAAGAATATAGGGGTGAATTCATGAGCGGCACAATCATCCGGATTGATGAGCTGGGCGATGCAATCCGGAAAGAGATTGATGCCATGAATCATGAAGTCATCGAGAAATGCAACAAGGCAGCCGAGAAGGCGGCCAATGATGGTGTGAAACAGCTGAAAGCAAGCTCTCCTGTGAGAGCGGATGGCTACAATCGCAAATATCCTCCGGGATCTTATGCGAAGAGCTGGACGAAGAAGAAAGAGGGAAATGTGCTGGGTGTGCAGGGTTACACGATCCACAATGCCAAGCACTATCAGCTCACGCATCTTCTTGAGTTTGGCCACATCATCGCCGGCACCGGAAGGCGCTCCAAAGCATTTCCGCACATAGGCGCTGTCAATGACAGTGTCTCCCAGCAATTCGTCAGAGAAGTGGAGGGGATGAAGCTATGAGCTATGATCTCATCAATCTGATCCTCACGGAGCTGGGGATCGAATTTGCGTATTATCAATTTAAGAATCCGCCAAAAGGGGATAAATACATCGCCTATTTTGAGATGGGCAAGGACAGATTCCTGGCGGATGACAAGGTGTATGAGTGGCATCCGACTTTTGCGGTGGAGCTCTACACAAAGACAAAGGATCTCGTGACAGAGGACAAGCTGATCGCACTTTTCGAGAAATATGAGATTGTGTGGTCCGGCGGAGAATCCACCTGGATCGAATCCGAGAAAATGTATCAAACAGTTTTTTATTGCTAAGGAGGTAGCACAATGGCTAATAAAATCACTTACGGCTTGAGCAATGCTCATGTATGGCCTATCACTTCCACCAGCGATGCAGGTGTGCCTACTTATGGCGACATCATCAATCTTCCTGGTGCGACAGAGCTCTCCCTCGATGCTGAGGGATCTT